TAACGAATTAGGAGCAAGCACGCCTATACACGCGTATGCTTCTACCGCTGAGTTCGATCTAGATGACGGACATCAATTCAACTTCATTTGGCGCGTACTTCCTGATATCACGTTTGACGGATCTACAATAGAAAGCCCGAGCGCGGTAATGACGCTATTGCCTATGCAGAATTCAGGGTCTGGGTACAATTCACCTGCGTCAGTGGGTGGCTCAAACAATGGTACAATTACCCGATCCGCTGTGCTACCGATAGAGAAGTTTACAGAGCAACTTAATACTCGGGTACGTGGGCGACAGATGACCATGAAGATAGAGTCTACGGAAGCAGGTGTTACGTGGCAGTTGGGGTCTCCGAGGTTGGATATGCGGCCTGATGGGAGACGGTAGTGGCTGGCGATAACACAGTATACAATGTTCCGTTTCGTGCCCCAGCTCTGCCGTATGCGCCTCAAGTGTACAACCAAGAGTCGTTTGAGCAGTTCAACAACGTACTACGGATATACTTTAACCAACTAGACAACGCGCTGAGAAACGCTATGGCAGTTCAAGAACCATACGAGTTACAAGTCTCAAAAGGCCAGATCGCTGGTGCTACGGCGCTGTATAAGTTTGGGTACAACCCCGATATTGACGGCACTGAAGAGACGGTATGGTCGCAAGGGGGCAACGTAACATGGCCTGCAGCAGCCTTTACTGCGTTTATTAGCAGCTCTAGCACGGCAGATGCAAGCGGTAGTACTGGGGCAAAGACGGTAACCATAGAAGGGTTAGACGAGAACTACGCTGTGCAAACCGTTACTGTCAACATGAATGGGCAGACTCAGGTACAGATTGGCGATGCTTCAGGTTGGTTACGCATAAATCGTGCTTTTGTTGCAACTGCTGGATCAGGCGGCACTGCTGCTGGTACCGTCTATATCGCTGCTAGTGGGGTTAGTTCTGGTGTTCCAACGGGCACTATCTATGCGAGCATCACAGATGGTAACCAAACGCAGATGGCGGTATACACCGTCCCTGCTGCCCATACGCTATATGTTGACGACTTGGTCTTTACCGCCGCCATATCACAGGCCAACAACTACGCTACAATTAAACTCGACACTAGGGAATTTGGGTCAAACGTATTCAGAACAAAGTTTATTAACGTGTTGCAGAGTAACGAGCTAGTGATTGATTTTGAGTTTCCCTTAGCGTTACCCGAGAAAACAGATATCGAGTGCCGTGCTGTAACCAGCAACACAAACAACCAGATCGGCGCATCATTTCAGGGGGTGCTAATAGCAAACTGATATGGCTCTTTCTAAATATGCAGAACAATACGTACGTCGGTCCCTTGCGTCTGGTGACTCGGGTATGGTGTCTAAGGCTAAGAGATACTTAGAAAGCCAAGGACTCAAGGCGGAAGACTACGGGTATGTAGACCCTGAAGCTAAAGCACGCCAAGCCGCAGCGCGACAAAAGATCGCGGATGATAAGGCTGCACTCGCAGAAGCCAACAGAATTGCAAGGGAAGAAGCCGAAGCCGCGTATTTAGCGCAACAAGAAGAAGACAAAGGCAAAAGAGAGGCAAATGCTGCTCGTCAGAAGAACCTTGATACTGTTGATATTCGAGATGATATCAGGGAGGATCGCGGCGGCGTTGATATAATAGATACTGACAACATGCCCGGTGGCCAGCTTACGGTATTGCGAGAGACGACTGCTAGATTTGAGAACATGCTTGCCGATCTTTCTAAGTCGTTTTTTGAGCGTGGGGTTGCACAAGTAGAGCAACAGCTACTGAATGGCGATGCCGTCATCAACAACCCTTTAAAAGTAGGTTATCTAAGCCAGCTAGGGGCTGATGTATCAGGGGGCAAAATCCCCAAATTCTTTACCGATATTTTTGGTGACAGTGATTCTTTATCTGCTTTTGAAGTCGCTACAAAATTTGGGCTATCGAAAGAACAATTCACTAGTATACCCGCCCAAGCGCAAAGAATAACTGCTGAAACGCCAGCAATGCGGGAACTCTTCAAAGACCAAGACTATAAAGCAACACCGTTTGAACTAGAAGATGCTGTACTTAACGGTAAGACAGCAGAAGAAGTTGCGGAATACGTAGACCCACGGTACGTCACTGAAGCGGAAGCCATAGCAGCGTTTGAAGCAGAGAACGGGTATAGGCCTTCTGCAGAAGAAGTTCAAGACCGTATAGGGCAGGCCGAGTACACCGACGCTACAGATGCGGCAGGGCAAGAAGCCTACGTAAACAGGACAGCAAACCATGAACAGGCAGAACTAGAAGATCTAAAGTATTATGTGGATGCTCGTCAAATTACTGTAGACGAAGTAAAGGATTATGCTGCACAAAATGGGTTAACAATTTCAGACGAAGAAGCGGAAAAACTTGCTCGGCAAGGTAGCCTAGAAGAAATTGTTAATGAAGAACAAAAGATATTTGACAACTTTGACGAACGTTTTGTTACTAGAGCGGAACTAGAAGGAATTGCTAGGGCTGAAGGTTACGACCCCGCCAGTCTTACCGGAGAAGATTATGCCGAGTTTAGTGGTGAAACGAGTCAATCGGATGCGGTTAAGGCCATAGATACTCGTGCAACAACAGAAGAAGAACTTATAGAAGTATTTGAGCAGCGTACAGGAATTGCATTAGACCCCTATAATCCAGAAGACCGCGAAAAACTTACAGACATGCTGGAGGCTGCAACTGCCGCTAACGGTGGGGTAGTACCTAGTGATGCTGAATTTAAAGCGTGGACTAAGAAGAATATCGAGTACGACCTTGGGGTGCAGGTGGGGCGTCTGGCTACTGGTGTGCGTAACGCTATATTTGGGACTGGGCCGGGAGGTCGTCCTAAGACGTTACAAGAAATACTCGACGAACTGCTCGGCCCTCCCGGCACTGCGGGGTTTGGGGGTAAGTCACCTCTTGTAATAAAGAGTACGCCGGGAGGAGCGATAGGTTCTACATCAACAGGTGTATTTGGTTCGCCAAACGTACAAGTAGAAATAAAATTCCCTGTGCCCCTGCCCGTCAATGGGCCGCCTATAATTGTACCTTTATATGAAGAAGGGGTTTACGTAGGCCCGTCTAGTGCAGGAGAGCTTCTTGTAGGCGAAGATGGGGTTATTACGCAGGTTAAAGATAACGTGACAACGACTGTCGGGCGTATTTCTGGGCAAGTAGTTCAAGTTGTCGGTGCTGCTGGCGAAGTCGTAAAAGCCATACCTTTAGGTGCACTAGACAATCCGGGCTGGAGAGAAGGTGACCCAAACCCCAATGATCTGGTTCTTGATGAAAGTGGTAACCCGGCGCTTATTGATGAAAATGGTGGTGCCCTAGACCCAGAAACTGGTGGTCTGCCGGTATATGAAGCTCCCGATGAAGAAGACCCAGTTGTTTCAAGAAGCCCGTACGAAGACGGGTCTGCTAATGATGCTTTTCGTAATTCAAGTTGGCCTGAAGACGATGCTAACCTTTTACTCGATACCCTAGAAGACACATTAGATGGGCTTGGGTTAGATATAGACGAAATTGAAACTATTCTAAACCGCGTAGAAACCGACCTACAGAATGTTACTACTGCCGAAGATTTAGAAACGTTTAGAACCAATTTGATTAACGAGTTGCTTGACCCAGATACCGGCTTGCCTTCAATGGGTATAGACGAAGACGAACTTGGAGATGCTTTAGACCCTATAACAAAATCTGTTGATGACCTTGAAGGTGCTATAAACGATGTAGGCCGAAACGTTGGGCTTCGTGCCGTAGAAGATGATCCTAGCACGCCAGATGTAGACGAAAGTAGACCTGCTACAGGGTTGTACGCAGAGATAGACGCGTTAGTAGACCAAGGCATGGACCGCGCAGAAGCTGTAGATAAGGTACTAGCAGATTTATCTGAGCAAGTTGGTATTAATAGGACCGATATACTCGAACAACTTGGTATAACCGAAGCCAACCTTGCTGAAGATATTGAAGCCGTTGCTGGAGATGTTGAAGCGGTTGCCGGTGATCTTTCTGATCTTGCTGGCATAGTAAACGGGTATATAGCTCAAGGACTTAGTAACGACGAAGCTCTAGCGCAAGGTATCAGCGATCTGTCAGATAGACTTGGTGTTACAGAAACTAACTTATTAGCGAGTCTTGGTGAGACTGAAGAAACTATTTTAGATGCTGTAGAAGGCGTAAGTGCCCAAATCGATACAACAAACGTCAACATAAGCAACCTTAATGACCTCATTGTACAGTATGAAAAAGACGGTAAAACTCGTGACGAAGCTCTAAGTCTTGCGCTTAGTGACCTATCTACTAATCTTGGGATTACTAAAGAAGAAATATTAACCAGTATTGGTGAGTCTGAAGAAACTGTTTTAGGTGCGATAGACGCGTCTGAAGAAAATACAACCGAGTATTTAGACTACATTAGTCAAGTAATTGGTATTCCTGCCACAGACCTTACGCAAGAAGATATAGACACGGTTGTAGGGTTGATCGGTGAAGACGAAGCAATTACTGAAATCAACAACGATAACCGCCTGTACGACGTTAACTTTGACGGTATTATAAACGACATAGACATTGGAATATTACAAGGTTATGTAGACGTAGGGGTAGAAGGCGTCGGTGAGATCCCTGCCACAGGGCTGTACTTAGATGCTGCTAACCGCGATTTAGAACTTAAAGGGTTCCTGAACGACCAAGAAGAAGTAACACGGGGTCTGATTAGCAGCGAAGCTGACACTACTCGCGGGTTGATGGGTGCTGCTACTTTCTTTAACGCCTTGATGGGTGCAGGGGATCTATCAGGTACAAGAGTAGATGTAAGCACCCCTGACCCTGCGCGTATAAACTACATATACGACTTTGAAGATGTCTTTGCTACACCGCAACAAAAGAGTTTATTCCCATCTCCTTACGGCAAACCACAGATGGCGCAACAACAGCAAATGGCGCAGCGACAAAGCAGTACGTCAGGTCCGTTGCAGATCGGAGGGATGGCACAAGGGGGTAAAGTAGACTATGATTTTACCGACGAAATTATGCAGATAATGCGTTATGGAGACAGTTAATGAGTTTCTTTGATTACTATGCCGATGCACTTGAGATAATGGATGCAGGGCCAGAAACCGAAGGGTTGGGTTCGTTAAGCGCAAACAACAGTATTAACGCCAACACTACCGTTGGGTATAACCTACCGATATCCAATACAAACGCTGGTGGTGTCACTGTAGATGCAGATGGCAAGATGGTTATTGGTGTGCCTGACTATTCTTTTGTGCGTGGTGCAGTGCCGGGAACGTATAA